AAGTTTTATCAGCAAGAACTACATTAACGCTTATTTCAGACACACAATATTTTGTGATGGAGGAAGGCGATTATATAACTGCTACTTCTGAAGCGGGAGCAACAATGTCTGTACTTGCAACATTTGAGGTTGAAGGAGCACAACGAACATGACCTACTTAGAACTTGTTAACGATGTGCTAGTTCGCTTGCGTGAAAGCACAGTATCTACTGTTGGCGAAACAACCTATTCTTCTTTGATTGGCAAGTTTGTCAATGATGCAAAACGTCAGATTGAAGATTCCTTTAATTGGAATGTTCTCAGCACTACAGTGACTATCACAACTACTGCTAACACACACGCTTATTCAATGACGGGTGCGGGTCAGAAGTTCCAAGTTAATGATGCTATCAATTCAACAAGTTTTATTGGTTTAAGAAATATCAGTTTTGTGGACATGAACCGCAAACTGAATTTTGGTACTCCATCAACTGGCATACCTTCTGAGTTCACCTTTGATGGTGTTGACTCTAGTGGAGACACTAAAGTAGAGTTATTTCCAATTCCTAACGGGGTCTATACAGTCATGTTTGACTTGGCTGTACCGCAAGCAACTCTGTCATCAGACGCTACATCTGTAAAAGTCTTGGATTATTTGGTTGCCCAAAGTGCTTATGCACGGGCTTTGATTGAGCGTGGCGAGGATGGAGGAACTGCCTCTTCCGAAGCCTATGCTCTTTTCCGTGGAATGCTCTCGGATGCTATTGCACTCGAAGGCACTCGCTATGTTGAAAACAACTTTGAGCCTGTGTAATGTCTGCGCCTCTACAAAGTCAAAGCATTAGCGCACCAGGCTTTTATGGCCTAAACTCGCAAGACTCTCCATTGGATTTGGCATCTGGCTTTGCTTTGGTTGCCAATAATTGCGTGATTGACCAATATGGTCGTATTGGCTCTCGCAAAGGTTATACGCTTGTTAACTCATCATCTGGAAATTTAGGTGCTAACAATGTGGGTGTTATTCATGAGTTAGTCCAGACTGATGGCACTTTGACAGTTTTGTTTGCGGGAAACAACAAGTTATTTAAACTTGGTACTTCCAACGTAGTGACTGAGTTGACCTATGGTGGTGGGGGAACAGCTCCTACTATTACGGCATCTAATTGGCAATGTGCATCTTTGAATGGAATCACTTATTTCTTTCAAACTGGTCACGATCCACTCATCTTTGATCCAGCAGTAAGTACAACTACTTATCGCAGAGTTTCTGAGAAAACAGGCTATGTAGCTACAGTTCCACAAGCTAATATTGCTATCTCGGCATTTGGTCGCTTGTGGGTGGCTAATACATCTACAGATAAGGTCACTATCAGCTTTTCTGACCTGATTGCAGGTCATGTATGGTCAGGCGGTACTTCAGGCACTTTAGATGTTTCTAGGGTTTGGCCTAATGGTGCTGACGAAATCATGGGTTTAGCGGCTCACAATGATTTCTTATTTATCTTTGGCAAGAGGCAGATTCTTGTTTATTCAAATGCCTCTACCCCAGCATCTCTTGCCTTGTCAGACACAGTTGGAGCAATAGGATGTATTGCTAGGGACACTATTCAATCAATCGGTACTGATGTAATCTTCTTGTCAGATTCAGGTGTTCGCTCACTGATGAGGACTATCCAAGAGAAGTCTGCACCCCTAAGAGACTTATCAAAAAATGTGCGTTCTGATTTGATAGGTTCTTTAGCGGTAGAGACTTTGGCTAATCTGAAGTCTGTTTACTCAGAAAAGAATGCTTTTTATCTGTTGACTCTACCTATTACAGCACAAGTATTTTGCTTTGATACAAAGATGCAATTGCAAGATGGGGCATACAGAGTAACCAAGTGGGACTCAATTACACCTACGGCTCTGCATTCACTCAGAAATGGCGACTTGTATATCGGTAAAAGTGGCTATATTGGCAAGTATGGAAGTTTCTTAGATAACACTTCTACTTACCGATTGAGCTACTTTACGAATCATGCAGACCTTGGTAATCAGAATCAGATTTCTATTCTCAAGAGAATTAAGACAATCATTATTGGTGGTTCTAACCAGTTTGTAACGATCAAGTGGGGCTTTGACTTTGCTGCCAACTATTTGTCGGGTAATGCTTACATCCCTACCCAAGCAAACTATGAGTATGGCCTTGCTGAATACGGCACAGCCCAATACTCAGGCGGCCTCTTGATTAAGACACTAGATGTAAGTGCATCTGGTGCGGGAAAGATTGTTCAAACAGGTTACGAAACCACTATCAACGGCACTCAACTGTCAATTCAGAAGATTGAGATTCAGTCTAAGAACGGAAAGATATCCTAATATGTCAAATTACACAAAGAGCACTAATTTCGCTACCAAAGACAACCTCACGCCTGGCGATCCACTCAAGGTCGTCCGAGGCACTGAGATTGATACTGAGTACAACAACATTGCTACTGCCATTGCGACTAAGACAGACAATGCGTCTGCCGCAATCACTGGCGGTACGATTACAGGTATCACAGACTTAGCAGTTGCTGATGGCGGTACAGGTTCTTCTACTGCGGCTGGTGCATTGAATAACTTGTTGCCAAGCCAAACCTCTGCGGCTAACAAGTATCTGCAAAGTGATGGTACTAACGCTTCTTGGGATGCAGTAAGCCTTTCTACTGCTGACATTACAGGAACTCTCGGTGTTGCTAATGGTGGTACAGGTGTAACTACAAGCACAGGAACAACCAATGTAGTGTTGTCAAACTCGCCAACGCTAGTAACTCCCGCCCTTGGTACACCTAGTTCCGCAACTTTAACAAATGCTACGGGTCTGCCAATCTCTACGGGTGTGAGTGGTTTAGGTACGGGCGTAGCTACATTCTTAGGTACTCCATCATCTGCCAATCTGATCTCTGCGGTTACTGATGAAACAGGTACGGGTTCTTTGGTGTTTGCCACAAGCCCTACTCTAGTAACTCCCGCTTTAGGCACTCCATCTGCTTTGGTAGGCACAAACATCACAGGCACTGCTTCAGGTCTGACTGCGGGTAACGTCACTACTAACGCTAACTTAACAGGTGCAATCACTTCTGTTGGCAATGCAACCTCTTTGGGTTCATTTAGTTCCGCTAACCTTTTGGGTGCTTTGACAGACGAGACAGGAACAGGATCAGCAGTATTTGCTACCTCTCCTACCTTAGTAACACCTATCCTTGGAACACCTACTAGCGCAACCTTAACGAACGCTACAGGTCTTCCTATCGCTACAGGTGTATCAGGTCTAGGAACTAATGTAGCAACTTTTCTAGCCACTCCATCAAGTGCAAACCTAGCGGCTGCTTTGACCGATGAAACTGGTAGCGGTGCTAACGTCTTTGCAACAAGCCCGACACTTGTTACCCCTATTCTAGGAACTCCAACAAGCGCAACATTGACTAATGCAACTGGTTTGCCGTTGACAACTGGAGTAACAGGAACACTACCTACTGCCAATGGCGGTACAAACCTAACATCATTCACATCAGGCGGTGTGGTGTACGCATCTAGTTCTAGTGCATTGGCTACTGGGTCTGGGTTTACATACAACGGAACTAGCGCACAAATAGGTGATTCTTTATCTGTTGCAGATGGAAGTAGGTTTTATGTTTACGGAAATATTCCTGCAAGCACACAACTTGGTATAAAGATTGCGGGAAATGCTACAACATATGCTCAACAAGCAATTCGCTTTTATGATACTTACACCGAACAATACGCAGGATATGTTGGCTTCACACCAAGCTCATTGACATTTGGTCAAGGCACAACAGAAGGTATGCGCCTCACCTCAACAGGGTTGGGTATTGGTACAAGTTCGCCAGTATCAAGAATTGATGCACGTTCTGCAAGTGCAGTTATTGGAAACTACCAACAAATTCAAGCATTTAGCACAGATACTGCTGCTATTAACCTTGGTGGCGGTATCAGTCTTGGTGGCTATTACAGCGGTGTAGCTGGTCTTGCAGTATTTGGAAATATTACTGGTCGCAAAGAAAATAGCACAGATGGAAACTACGCTGGCTATCTTGCTTTTGGCACTAACGCACAAGCAACTGGTGTCGTTGAACGAGCCAGAATAGACTCCTCAGGCAATCTAGGCTTGGGAGTTACTCCGAGTGCTTGGTGGAGTTCCCGCAAGGCTTTCCAGTTTGGCACTACGGGTTCAATTGCCAGCGGTAGTGGCAGTACATTGATTGGCGACAATTATTACACCGACAATACTCCTACAAATATTTATTTGACTACGGGATTTGCTACCGCATACCAACAGACTACTGGAGAGCATCGTTGGCTAACAGCCGCATCAGGCACAGCAGGAAACGCCATTACCTTTACTCAGGCGATGACTCTAGGGTCAGATGGAAATCTTGCAATAGGAACAACATCTACAAGCGGTGCAAGACTTAAAGTTGATGGTGGTGCTACTTCAGGGACTATTGGTCAATTTGGTAATGCACAGGGCGGTGTAGTTCTTGGTGCGGCTAGTTCTGTTGCTTATGTAGATACAACAAGCTCTACTCCGTTTGCTTTTAAGATTAACGGAACAGAACGAGCCAGAATAGACACTAGCGGTAACTTCTTAATAGGTACTACAAGCACGATTACCTCTGGAAAACAAACCATTTCATACGATGGTGCAGTAAATGGATTGATTATTAGCGAATCAGCAAATACAGCTAATACAACATTTCTTGCATTTAATAATGGCTCATCTGTTATTGGTGCAGTCAGTCGTGTAGGTTCAACTTCTGCTGTTGTTTATAGCACAACTTCTGACTATCGTTTGAAAACTGTTACTGGTGCTGTGACAGGTCAAGGCTCACGCATTGATGCTCTCAAGCCAGTTGACTATCAATGGAAAGAAAGCAACACATCTGCTAGAGGCTTCTTGGCTCACGAATTCCAAGAAGTTTATCCAAACAGCGTATCAGGAACAAAAGACGCAGTAGATGCAGATGGAAATCCAAAATACCAAGCTATGCAAGCAAGTAATTCTGAAGTCATTGCAGACCTTGTTGCTGAAATTCAATCACTACGTCAGCGTCTTTCTGCCGCTAATCTTTAAAAGGAAATATCATGACTACTAATTGGACAATCTCAACCCTAGACAGAGAAGTCTCTAACGGCTTTGTAACAACTGCACACTGGCAAGCCACAGCAGTAGATGGAGACTACACAGCCTCTATCTATTCAACTTGCTCATGGGCTGATGGCACACCAACTATTCCCTATGCAGACCTGACACAAGAAACTGTGCTTGGTTGGATATGGGCTAATGGTGTTGATAAACAAGCCACAGAAGATGCTCTGGCGGCTAACATTGCTTTGCAGAAGAACCCTGTTACTGCTACTGGCACACCTTGGGGTCAAGCATGAAATTAGAGTTAGACGTTAACGAGATTAACTTTGTATTGCAGACCTTGGGAAACCTCCCATCGTCTAGTGGCGTATGGCCTCTGATTCTTAAAATAAAAGAACAGGCTGAAGCGCAAGTTCCTAAAGAAGCGGAGTAAACATCATGGCCGTGACAAGTCAACAAATTATAGATTTCCTCACATCGAATCCAGGCATGACCGATGCCCAGATTGTTGCGGCTATGGAGCAATACGGGGTGTCTCCTGCTCAGATGGCAAGTGCTGTTGGCTTAGATGAAGGTGCGGTTATTTCCCGAGTGGCGGCTACTGTTCCTCAAGGTCAGACTATTACCCTTGGTGATACCATTATTGCGCCTGAATATAGAGTTATTGGTTCTGGTGAAGATCAGCAAATCGGTAATCTTGAGACTATTTACACATCAAAGACCACAGGCGATCCTAACTATCGTGCGCCTGTTGGGTCAGAGATTCAACAATATGGTGCAGATGGAACATTTATAGGAACTGGCACTACACAAGCAACTGCAAATTCATTCTTTGGTGGTTTGTTAGAAGCCTTCAAAGACCCTGTAGTTTTAGCTGCTTTAGCGGGTGGTTATGGTGCTGGGTTGTTTGGCGGTGCGGGAGCGTTAGGTGGTGCGGCTACTGTTGGAGCTACAGGTTTAACAGCGGGAGAAATTGCGGCA